ACATTATTACAACTCATCTTTGCATAAACCAAGTAAACCTTTGAGTTTTCTCGTCCTCTTCTTTTTGGTAATTAGTGTTTAATTGATTCTGTAAACTTTCTAAGGCTAGGTTTATCTGTCTAAAGGATTCAGGGTTAAACTCTCGTGGAGGTTCAGGTAAAAATACTTGTACTTTAGCCATTATCTTCTTCCGTCAGGTTGTATGTCAAATCTAAATTGACCAAATCTCCAACTTTCATTTGTTCCATCATTTTCAATTTTTACTGCAGCAAGTCTTGCTCTTGCTCTAGTATCCACTTTATCTGTAGATGATGTAACTGTAAATGGCCCAAGCGGTGAACCTACTTGAATATTTGCTGGATAATCTCTTAACTCTAATGTTACTTTTGCATTACCATTAATATATTTAAAATCAGGTATAAATCTTCTTACCTTTATAAAATATTCTCCATCTCCTTGAGCATCTAAATCAAAGTCTCCTGATTTAATATATGCAGGAATAGCGTTAATTGTACCATCAGCTAATACTTCGTTAGTACCAATTTCATGATTGAAGACTCTTGATGCTCCGTTAGACACCCCTTGAATGGTTGGTGTAGTTGGTGCAAGATTTGCAGAAAACTCAGTTGCGATTGGATCCCCAAAGACATGAGCATCTTCATAGGTAGTTCTAGCTAATGTACTAGTAGTCCAAGTTTGTTCTGCATAATTATAAGTAACTAGTCTATTTACATAATTTGAGTTTGCTGTTGCATAAAACCAATATATTTCTGAATATAAACTATTATGTGATCCAAAAGTAAGTTCAGATCCATTTGAAAAATTAAAACCTGGTGCACCATCATTTGTTTGAAATACAAAGTCTTCTACAAGTGAACCTAGCGATTTAACTGTACCATCGAATACAAAAAATCCACCTGAATCTGACATCCAAAATACAGCACCGTTTGCATAAACAATTGAATGTTGACCAATGCATCCACAATTAGATCCGACTTGTCTAATACTAAATGTAAATGGTGGACCTACGAACTGCATTAAATAAGCAGATGTGTCAGTAAGTATTAATATGTAATCTTTTGCTTTTGCAGCACCTACAATTTTAGTGCCACTATCAATTCTAAAGGATCCTGCAGTGTTGGTTGATGTTGCTGTGTAATCCGTTAAAGATTCTTGATCCGAGAACCTTATAAACATTTTATCTTGTGTAGTTGGTGATCCAATTGTTGTTTCAGTTCCTAGTACAATTAAATGCCTGTCTCTGTCTGATACCATACTCATTACTGATTTTGTAGGAGCTCCTGATATTAAGGTTGCTCTTGTTGCTACACCACTATTTGGATCCCAAGAAAAAGTTTGACCATTCTTAATAGTTGCAATTAATAGTTCACCATAATTATCTAATGACCATGATCCAGGATCTAAAACTGCTTGTGAAGTTGCTCTTGGTGTTCCCCAAGTTGATCCACCCCATAGTGCTGTACCCCAACCAAAACCAAATGCTTGTAGTAAAGGACCTACTTTGTAATAAGGTTTAGTATCCAAAGTTCCATCGTTTGTTGCTCCTGTACCTGTTTCAGCTGTTGGCATTGTAATTGTAAAGGTAGTTGTGGTAGGAGCTAACTGCACTTCAAATAATACGTCATCAAAGTCTGTTGCTGTATAATCTGTTTGTCCTGCAGTAAACGATCCTGCGTTTTCAAAAGTTAAGATGTCACCTGGTTCGAGGCCGTGAGCCGTGGGACATGTGATTTCAACCGTAGTTGAACCATTTGTAGTAGTAATATCGCAACCCGACTGTGCTAGTGAAGTATCAAATGGTGTGATGTCATAATAATCATCACCATCGTACACATATAAAATTTTGTTTGTACCAAAGGCTATGTATCTTCTACCATCTAAATCAGCCCAACTGTGTGAATCTCTTACAGCTCCAACAAGTTTTTTGTCCATTATCTCTTGCCACCCGCCTATTTTTTCAGGCATTCCGTATCTAAATCTTACAAAGTCCCCATCGACCCATTGGTTCTCAGCCCCTGAGTCTGATGCTTGTTTATTAAATCCTGGTGCAAACTGTACTTTTGTTAATGGCATGACAGTATTATACACTAATACCCTATATCTATAAAGATTAGGCTATTCTATGAAATATATTCTGAATAATGTCCAGATGCGTAATAAAGATTAAAAACTATAGCGTGTTTAGGATTAACTTCTAGATTAGGTTTAGCTTCATGTCTTAATAAACTATCCCAAAATAATATTCTTCCAGGCTCTGGTTTAATATGAATTTTAAGGCTTGGAAAAAATAATTTTTGGTCACTACTACTTAAGTAAAGTATACCTGAAACATCTGCCTGTCCGTGCCTGTGATTAGCAGTCCAATCTCCATGATCAAGTCTAATACCATAAGCATCACAAAGAACATGTTCTGGATTCAATATATCTGTAAATGCTGATAAATAATTTTTACTAGCAAACAAAATAGATTTAAAATTAGGATCTTCTAAAAATATATTAGTTGTTCTTTTTCCTTTAACATTACTATTATAATTCCACCTGTTATCTTTAGCTAAAGATTTATCAATAATATCTATAAAGTTTTTACCATCAAAATTATCAAAATCAAATCCATAAAGACAAGTTGATCTTTTTAATTGTTTTTCAATTCTTATTGTAAATTTCATACTTTAAAATCTTCATCTATTTTATCAAAATCTAAGTTAAAAGAAATAATAATTTTTTCTATATTATTAATTATTTTTGGAGATCGGTGTATTACAAAACTAGGAAAAATAACTAAATCACCTTCTTTTGCATTTATCTCTAATATTTTATTTTTATTTACCAATTGTGTTTTAGTAGCACCTTTGGGAAACTTCAAATAGTAAACACCAGTATAATTATTACTATGTACATGCCAATTATGTACTCCGTTCTTTTTATATTTTTGAAACCACAAATTTTTAATGTGCACTTTATTTAATTTTAAATGTTTTATAGTTTTTAAAAAATGTTCTCCTAATAAAGGTATTATAAATTTTACCCATGGTCTTTCCATGTTTTCACTATTTTGCCAATCTAAATAATCAATTTTATCATTAGAATGACAATCAAAATCATTTTGCGCTGTATTTAAAAGTTTTATTAATTTATTTTTAATTTTAGCATGATGTTTAAAGTGGTCTTGAAAACCATAACACTCTAAATTTATTTTTTTCATAGTATTTGAAAATTAGCTGAAACAGATATTCGTTCACCTTTACTTTTAAAAGTACACACATAATGTTTTAAATTGTATGGAAATACAAAAAAGTCACCTTTAACAGGTAAAAAACTTTTTTCATCTATAGTATAGTCTCTAGATTCTCCGTAAGTAAAAGACACAGATCCAGGTCCGTTAGATTTACCTATATAACTTTTATTTTCTTTTTTTAATCCAGGAGGTACTTGTAGATATAAAACAGAAGATAACTGACAATTAAGATGTATATGAGGAGGGTTTGCTTCACCACTTTTCATGTAATTTACCCAAGCTGCATTACATTTCAATCTTGATAAATTAGTATTATACCAAGAATCAAAAACTGGTTTAAAAGTTTGAAGGTATGGAGAAACAATTTTTGCATATTCTTTTTGATTTATTTCATATTCGTGATCAATAATTCCTGCTAAAGAATATCTGTAATCCTTATTGTTTTTACTACAAAGTTTTTTTACTTTTTTAACATCCTGCTCTGTAACCTGTGTTCTAAACAACAAAGGACCAAACATATATTGTTGATAATTTATCATAAGTAATTAAAATTTATCACCACCCTTCTTTCTACATCTGTTTGTGTTACTGCAGCGTGGTATGTTTTTGAATCTATAATTAATAATTTATTTTCTTCTGCTTTAATTTTAGTTTTATCCCTGAGTAAAGTATATCCATTATTGGTATTAACATAAAATATAGCTGTTTTACAAAAGAAAGTTTTATCTAAATGAAAGTCAGATTGCATATGTTTATTTGTTTTAAATAATAAATTGGCTCTTATTTCACTAATCATATTTGGTTTAAGTTTTTTTAATATAGGCTCTATAATTGAATTGTAATAAACTGAGTTTTTTTGATGGCTGTGATAAAAATTATGTCCCATAAAAAAACCATCGTTCTTACCAGTTGTTTGAAACTCATTAAAAAACCAAGGAAACTCATTGGAGAACATAATACTTTTAATTTTATAAAAATCTTCTTCATCAAGAAAATTTTTAATTATTTCTGTATGTTTATATTCCATTCTAAAGCACTAATTATGTCTTCAAGATTAATTTCTTTTAATCTATGTGTCATAATAAAACCATGTAATTCAGCTGCTTCAACAATAACCCATTTATCCATTTGCTCAAATACAATTTTATCAGCT